AGACGTAATAGCAGTTACCGCTACACAAGCGCAAACCGGAGTAACACTAATATAATAAAATATGCCTACATACTACAGATACGCCGCAGATGATATTGTAATTTCAACAGATAAAAATACAACATCTACTTGGACAAATAATGTTAATAATTTAACAACACAGTTTACCTCTAGCACTCAAGCAGTTTTTGGCAGCCCTACTTCAAGTGGTGCTTTCAGAATAGATGTTTATAATGCTGCAACTTCATCTGTAACTTCAGAAGTTCAATATGCCCTATCATATGGTCATAAAGCTGGAAGTGGTTCTTTAGATTTTACTAATGACACTGGATCATTTGGCTTAAGTCCCTCTAGAGATATTTACTCACAATATAGAAGTTTAGTTTTTGGTTCTGAACTTACTAATTTTACTTTTGATTCAGTTACTCCTGATGATATTTTTATATTAAATGTTCAAAGATCTAGATATAGACAAGCTCTAAAAGCAGGTAGTTTAACTTTTAAACTTTCAGGAAGCAATGGAGAATTTGTATTTTCAGACGATTCAATAACTAAAACAGGTAGTGCTGTAATTACTAATGTTGGGCGTCAATTTAATTTAGTTTCTGGTTCAAGTGGAGTTATGTCAGGCAGTGTTTTAGGACAAACTCCTTCGGGAAGCTATGGGTTAGCTTACCCAGATGCTGGGTTTATAGTATTTAATGCTGCTGCTATAAGTCATTCTGTAGGAATAGTAGTAGACAGAACATCTAACACAGATGGTAAAAACCATGAAAGATTTTTAAATGCTATATCTGAATCATCTCATTTTATATTAGATTCAGAAGAAAAAATTACTTCACAATACTATTTTACTAGAGTAAGAAATGCAGAATTTAATTATACTACTAATCCGTCGTTTATAGAAACTGATGGAACTTTATCCTTTAGTTCTATGAATGATAATCCACGTACATATATTACTACTGTTGGGCTATATAACGATAATAATGAACTAGTAGCTGTAGCTAAATTATCTCAACCATTAGCTAAAGATTTTACAAAAGAAGCTTTAATTAAAGTTAAGCTTGATTATTGATGTATCTATATGTTTGTATACAAAAAATTAAAACCAAGCGATGTATCAATTACACCGTTTGAAGCTCATAAACAATACACTTATGATTCTTCTTCAGCGGGTAATAATGGTATAACATTTTCTACAGCACAATGGACCTCCGAAAGTAAAGCACATTATTCTGAAAATAATTTAGCTGGAAACTTCTTAAATCATAAAAAGTATTTCCAACTAGATAAAATATTTTATCGCAATTATATTACAGATAACGGTAATCTTATTTCTGATGTAGATTATATTGACCAAGAAAGAAGATTATACGATAAGGTTAATATTTTAAGTATTCCCCAAAATCAATTTGGAAATAGAATACAACCCACTACTTTTAATCTTACTGGAAGCTTCAATGGTGGGAATAGAATATTAGAAATTAAAGATGATGGTAAAGGTAATATATACCCTGCTAATTATACTTTAGGTAATACTAATTGGCCATCAGAAAAAGGTAGAGTAGTTTATATAGGTCCTGTTAAAGGATTTAAAAAAACAGATTTAAAAACTGATAATAAAACAGGCCTTCCTATAGTAAACTTTAATAATAATTTTTCTTTAGACAATGTATATGATGATTCATATTATCTAAACCAAGTCAATTATAATAGAGTTACATTTGATAATCAATCTGAAACTCCTTTAACTTTTATTCAAACTGGGGAAAATGGAACATTAAGATTAGATCATGATAATTTATATAATTTTGGTTTTAATCAAGATTTTAATATAAGTTTTTATTTTAAAGTTTCACCTAATGATACTACTAGAATAATAGGAACCCCAGATAATAGTAAATTTTATTTTATAGCTAAATCAGATGTAAAAACCATTATCCCCACACCAGGAGAAGGTTCTTCAGAAATACTTTTACCTTCTGTAAGTGGCAATTTACAACCTATAGATGTACCTGCCGAAGATAGTTTCCCCTATAGAATATATTATACTGATGATGTAACTAACACAGGTTCACTATTCTTTGAAAGAAGTAATGGCACCGCAATAGCATTTGTATCTACTTCTTTATTTGTATCTGGATCTGATAATGAAATAATTCATGTTTCAGTCCAAAAAACAGGTAGTCTCTTACAAATTTATAAAAATGGAGCAAAAGTAGTAGAAGGTAATGATATTAATCCTTCTATATGCAAAGATATTCCCCCAACTAATAACGCAAATTTATATATAGGATCAAGAGGTGATATAGATAGTTACTTAAATAGTAATATATCACAAATAATGGTATATGATAGTGCCCTATCTACCACACAAATACAAAATATATCCCAAAGCATAGTTGGTACTCCTAATATAGGAAATATATTTTATGATGAAGGATTTATTACTATAACTAATCCCGATTATAAAGATATACTACAAGAATATTCATCATCAACAGCAACTATAACTTTACAACAAACCTTTGGTACGCCAGATAATTTTGACACATCAAAACTTACATTAAAAACTCCTTTAATTTCCTCATCAGTAGGTTTAACTTTTTTTAATGAAAGGGCAAAATTTTGGTTTGATAATAATTTTATAGCAGGTACAAATGCTACTACTATCTCTGGGGGGACCATCCCGGGTACGAGCGGTGTAGGTTTATTTAATGTTTATCACCCTCAAACTTCAACAGATTTAGGAAATATAATTTTATTACCAATTAATAGAGAAGTAATAGATTATAATTTCCTAACAGGTTCTAATTTAGATCTTAGTAATTCTAATATTCAGCCTTTTACTCCCTCAGGATCTCATAATTTTATTTCTAATAATTCTTCTGCTGAATTTGCTTTAGTTTCAGCATCCCGAAAAACATTTACTCAAAGTGTTGATATTTTATTTGCTACTAATTCAGCAGTAATTGTTAATAATGATTTTCCCGGATCAGATAGTAATATGGGAGATGTCGCTGATTTTAAATTCAATGAAGGTGTAGGTGCAACTACTACTATTGGTAGTATTGGTTTAGGTAATTTAGGAGGAGTTTATTTTGATGATAGTGACACTGGTTTACACCTTGTTGCTTCACAATCTAATACAGATGTTAGATATTTAGGAAGATTAATTGGTTTAGGTTATCAAACCTCTGGAGTAGGAGATACTGATTTTAATAAAGCAACTTTTTTCACTCAACTTAATGATACTCCACCCTTCGGTGTAACACAAGGAACACAATTTAAAGATACTTCTGATCCATCCCCAAATAGTAGAATTGTATTCTTAGAGGATTTTAACGGGTCCGTAGCTAGTCCTATGGTTATTGATATAGAGGGACAAATAAAAGTACCACTAAACCTCTTTACAGGAGATGGATTTGGTTCTTCACATGATCCTGCAACACTTACTGTGGAATTAAGAAAAAATGGATCTGTATTAGAAACATTTACAACATCTTTAAGTAATAATTTCCCGACGGCAAATGATTTTTCTTTTCAATTTATCTCTCACCCGGGGGGCCCTACATTTGCTAATTTTTCTGCAGGAGACTTTTTACAAGTACACCTTAAAGTAACTGGGTGGGATATAAATGGTTCAGATAATGATGGTACAGACAGATACAATTATAGAGTAACTAATTTTGAAATATCTGCTCCTGACCCTGGTAATGTATTTTCTAATTCGATATCCATATCCTCATCTATTGATACGAAAGTAACATCTTCTTATCAAATACAGTTAAATACTATAGATCCTAACAATACTCAAATAGATAATGAATTATTAGGCTTACACCAAGATGGGAATGGAGTTGATTTAGGTGTAAAAGTACTTTGTTATAAATTTGATCCTTTTGGCACGTTATTAACTTCTTCTTTTTACCCTTCTGGGTCTAATTCAGCTAGTAATAATTTTGATTTTATCCATACCACAGGGCTTAGTGAAGAAGAATTAAGATTATATGTAATGGCTTCAGTAGGTAATGAAGATTCGGGATCTTCACTTATTGGTATAAGTCAATCATTTAGTATATTAGGTGAATACAAAGTAACAGAAATATCAGGATCTAATGAATTAGAATTAAGTGAAACACTATCCGGTTCATTTAATAGTAGTTCTTTTGAACCTGTAATTATATTTGGTTCTAATTCAGGATCAATAGCAGGAGATAATCCTGTAACTATTAATTCTGTAGATGGAACAACAGTAACAGTAGCAGATACATATATAATTACTTCTGCTAGTGCAGCTAGTGGTTTTCCAGTTACTGCTTCGTTATTACTATCACAAAAAATCTCTGCATCTGTAAACTTAGAAGTACCTACTAGTTCACTTTTAACCTTAGAAAATTTCTTTTTAGGTACAGGTTCAGGGGTTAGTGGTACTGATTTTACTAGTTCGTTAATAGGAAATGAAGTTCCAAGAGTAAGAATATTTAGTGCTAGTGTTGTAAGAAATATAGTGGGTACTAATAATTCACTTATAATAGAAAACGAACATCTAGGTTATTTTGATAGTGGTTCAACAGTTGGTATACATTTTGACGTAGTTGATTCTTCTAACCCTACTACTTCTATAACTAGTAGTAACACTAGTTCCTTTTCTATAGATGAATTTACAGTAACAGGTATTACATCTTCAACAACTTTTTCTTTAAGTGGTTCAACCCAAACATTTAATGAAAATTTAACCCACATTCAATTTTCTTCTTCAATGAATGATAGTGGTATATCGTCTTTACCTTTTAATGTAGGAGAAGTAACATCAAGTGTAACTTATATTGATGATTCAACAATAACAATAAATGGGGCAGCACTATTTACAACCGAATCTGCATTTACTGGAAGTCAAATAGCATCTTCTAGTACTGGTTTCCCAATTAAATTACAATGGACATTTGAAGGAGGAGGTAAAGGATCCATTTATAAGTACAACACAGGATCAACACTTTACTCAACTATAGATATTATTACAACAACAAGTGATACAGATGATAACCAAGGAATAACATTATTTGTATCAGACCCTGATGGAAATATTATAGCAACTAGTAATTTTGTTAACTCAGCCTCAATTAAAACCACCCCACTTGTTATACCTGAATTTACATCTAGTACAGCAGGTACTTTTTTAGTAGAAATAG